CTTCTTCATGTTTTGTTCCTCCTCTCAGTGAATCTCAATCGTCAGGAATCCGGTTCCGTCCTGCCAGAATCTGAAGGTCGTTTCTCCGGTCTTCCGGTACTGTTTTTTTGCTTCCTTCGTCCAGGCATCAACCTGTCCTTTTCCGAAGTACCAGGCTGCCATCATGTATTCAGTGTAGCTGCTGTTGGTCTTGTAGGCGATCCGCTCGATCTTCTTCATCTTCGTGTCCTCCTCTCAGTTTTTCGCGCTCATCCGTTTCAGGATCTCTGCCTTCGTCAGGTTGATGTCCTTCTGCCGCTCTCCGTAGCTGCACTGTTTTGCTTCCTCCAGTTCTAAGGTCACCAGCTGCTTCAGCAGCTCTTCGTTCGTCGCGCCTTCCAGCCAGGTCTTTTTCTCTTCGATCGTCATCTTCGTTTCCTCCGTTCGTTTCCGTTCCCTTATTGGGTACCCTAATTATATACTAATTGGGTACCCAAAGCAAGCGAAACCCGCCTTTTAATTGTGACGAAAGTCTAAACAAATCCATATAAAAAACCCGCCCCGAAGGGCGGGAAAGCTCCGCTTTTTTTGCTGCCGATCAGTGCTGGTTCTCCATGCGATCCATCAGCTTTTTGATCTCCATCCTGGTCAGGTCGTCCGGCGCGTCCTCCATCATCTGGCGCAGCTGTTCTCCCATGTCGCCGTTCCTGGAGTAGCCGTTCCGGCTGTAGCGGCCATCGTTCCGGCTATAACCGCCGTGGTTTCCGCTGTATCCGTTTCCGGTGCCGTTCCGGCTGTAATCGTCCCGGCGCTCTCCGCGTCTGGAGTATCCATAGGTGATTCCCGGGTTATAAACCGGGCCAGTCGGCATCCAGCGTCCGCTGTATCCGCCGTCTTCGCCTTCTTCCTCTTCCTTCAGCATGGCGCAGGTCGTAACCAGGGCCATTGCGCTCTTGCTGAGTTTGTAGATGGCATCCAGATCCTGCAGGTTGATTTTGCCGCCCGCTTCCCGGATCCTGTCGTTCGCGTCCCCGATTTCGTGTGCGACGTTTTCCTTCATCTCGTAGATGCTGTCCATGATGTTCTCCATCGTGTTTTCCTCCCTTCCGTCAGTTTCCGCCCGCGGTCGCTGCCGTCGGTGCGGTTCCGTTGATCGATTCCAGGTTGTAGTTCGGCTGGCATGCCGGGTTTCCGAGCATCCGGAAAACCGCGCCCGCCGCGCTTGTCACCACCCGGGTTGCGTATCTTGTCCGCGTCCGGATCCCGCAGGCCGTTACCGGAGCGCAGCACCTTGTTGTCAGCGGGTACTGCTCCGTGCCGGTTCCGATCTGGATCACGACCGGCGCGGTGATCGTCGTCTCCTCCGGGATGGTCTGCGCGACCACGATGCAGACTTTTTCGCCGTTCCGGTAGGAATTCTCCGGAAGGGTAATCACCAGATTTCCGCCGGTAAACGCGACGGCTTCTGAAATTGCCAGATGGTCGCAGATTCTGCACACATTTTTGCAGGCCATTGTTTGTTCCTCCTGTTGCTCAATGCGGGAGCGGGCAGGGAAGCCCGCCCCGCAGAAATTTCGGCCCGCCTGAAAAGATCAGGCAGCCAAGCCGCAGCCGCATCCATTCCCGCATCCGCTGCCGTTCACGGTCACCGGGCAGGTAAAAATCGGCTGATTTCCGTATACCGGAGTAGTTCCGACCGGGCACTGGGCGAGCCTGTTATATACGCCGTCGATGATCCGGCCATCCTGCGCGATCTGGCTGGCCTGTCCGCGGGCGTAGAGGATCTCCTGCCGCAGCTGGCTGATTTCGTCGTTCTTCGCGTCCATCTTGTCGCTGTACAGCTGATCCTTGATGCTCTGGAAGCCCGCGTTCGTCGCCGCGATGATGTCGCGGATGCCGTCGCTCAGCGCGGCCCGATCCGCGCAGTTCTCCGCCAGCACGGTCGACTTCAGGTCAGCGCTGGCCAGCCGGTTGTCGCAGCAGCACTGCGCCAGCTGTCCGCTCAGCTGATTGAAGCCCTGGGCCTGTGCGGTCTGCGCCGCGAATGCCTGTTGCATCTGGGCCATCTGCCGTCCGTTCGCCGCGATCTCCGCCGCGCTGAATCCATCCCGAACCGCGTCGGCGATGGCGTTGCCGGTCTGGCAGATGTTCTGGTTCACGCCCGCGATTCCCAGCTGAACGTCTCCGAAGCCGCTGGTCAGCGCCGTCAGGATCTGCGTGATCTGGTTCGCCAGCTGCTGATCCCGGAAGCCGCCGCTGATGTGTTCGCTGTTGTTCAGCCACGGGTAGAGGTAGTCGATGCCTGCGCCTGCGCCGAAGCCGCCCATCATCGCGGGCCACATCATGCCGCCCATGCCCAGGCCGCCGAAGCCGCCCCACATGCCGTTCCCGCAAAGCAGGAGCACCAGAAGCAGGCCCCAGATGTCGCCGCTGCCGTTTCCGAAAAGGCCGCCGCCGTTGCCGTATCCGTAGCCCATGGGAGCCACCGGCAGAACCATGCCGTTGTTCCCGTTGTCGTTTACGATTGCCATTTTTCGTTTCCTCCGTTTTATATTTCATCCTCCGCCCCGTGCACTGAGCGGTCGATGTCTTCTCACTTTCCGCCCATCCGCTGGATGATCGGAGCGATCAGCCGCATCACCGGCCCGCCCACCTGTCCGCTCTGGATCAGGTGCATGACCGTTGCCCGGTTGTCGCCGATGTACTGCTGTGGAACCTGAAACCGCGCCGCCCGGAGACATTCCGCCGGATGCTCGTTCACTTCCTGCATCGCCTGCTGAACCGTGACCCCACTCCGGCCACCGCTCTGCTGGTCCTGCTGCTGTCCGCCGCTTCTCCGCAGTCCGTCCATGATGCTCATCGTCTCTTCGCTCCTCCCGTCGTTCTTGCTGCCGGTCGCCGCACAGGCGCCGGCTGTTCATAGGTCACCGGCTCCGGCTCTTCCTCCTGTTCCTGTTCCGTCTCCGGTTCCCAGGAGGACGCTTCCGCGCTCCTCCGCGCATCCTCCGCCGCCCGCAGCGCTTCCGCGATCCGTTTTTCGAATTCCTCCCGGGTCACGTATTCCGGCGCTGGCGGCTTCGGCTCCGGCTTCCGCTTTTCGTAGATGTCCAGCGTGTATTCGCCGTTTGCCAGCATGCTCTTCACGCCGATGATCGTTTCATCCTTGCTGATCATCATCTGGCTTGTTCCCGCGTCGACCGGCTGCCGCTCCATCGCCTGCAGGTTTTCCACCTGCAGAATCTCTGCGTGAACCGTCGGCAGGCTCATCTGCGTCCCGGCTGCCGGAGCCGCCTGCGGCACCTGTCCCGGCTGCTGGTAGTTCATCTGCGGCTGCATCGTCGGGTAGTATCCCGGCATCTGGTATCCGCTCATCGTCGGCGCGAATGCTGCCGGGTATGCTCCCGGGTTCGGTATGATGGGATTCCGTCCTGGTATCATGGCCATGCTTTCATTCCTCCTCTTTCATGTTCGTCCAGAAATATTGCGGGCATTCCGCGCTGGAGTCCCAGCTGTCAAAGATGATCCCGTCCTGGATCGTGCACACATGATCCCCAAATCCCAGCACCCATGTGCCCTTTGGGTGATCCGTCGCGAAGTCCTCCGCCGTGTAGCAGTCCGGGCAGCTGTTCGGGATCCCGGCCCGCCTGAATCCGTGCTCCCGAAGCACCGCGCCCCATACCGGATTCCCGTTCTGCATGTCCTTCATCTTGAAGCCTTTTGCTGCCAGCATCACGTAGGCTCCGTCCCAGTCCGTCCCCAGCGCCTTCGCGATGGCCCGCACGGCGCAGTCGTCTTTCCCGCGCCCGTCCGGGTTCGGGTTGTACATTGTCCATCGGCTCATCTGTTGCCCGTCGCCTCCTCCGTGATCCGCAGGAACCGCATCAGCTCCACGATCCTTTTTCTCTGGAAAAGATAGGCCACGATCTGCGTCGCCGTTTTCTCCGGAATCCCGCATCTCGTGAATCGCCTGATCCAGCTGTCCATTTCTTTTTCCTCCTGCTTTGATGCTTATATTGTCCCGCGGATCCGGCCCATCGTCATTCCGGTGTCGTTCCGGATGTCTTCCGGTTTTCTTCCGTATTTTTTCCAAAAATAAAAAAAGCCGGGCGCCGCAGCACCCGGTAAATAAAAAAAGTCCCAGGCTTTTCAGCCTGGGAAGTCTTGAAATAGGATTTTCGTCTGCTTGTAGTATGCGTCCGTGATCGTGCTGATGGGCATCCCGGTTTCCTCCGCGATTTCTCCGAAGGTCAGGCCGTCCACCAGCTTCAGGAATAGAATCTTCCTGTCCCTCCGTGAGTGAATCTTCTCACGGATCAATTCCCGGATCTGGGAGTTCGTGTATTCCGGTCTGCTGATCGCCATGGCCTGCGTCCTCCGTCTGCAGCGTCTCCGCGTATTTGATCCAGTTGCAGTTGTTGATCGTATATCCGACCACAAAAAGCAGAACCACCGCGATCAGGGTAATGCAAACAAGGCGCACCGCGTCCCGCATGTGCTTGTTCGCCGTCAGGAGTTTATCCATGGCCATGTCCATCCTTGTCATGTCTCCTTCGTGGATAAAGTAGGGAACCGCCGCCTGTCTTTCCTGCTCGTTCAGGTTTTTTTCTTCCATCTTTTCTTCCTCCGCCGCCTTTTGTGTTCATTCTATAGCGCCAGCGTCCTCCCGTCAATTCGCGGGAGGTTTTTCTTCGTCCGGCTGCGTTTCCTCCGGCAGTCCTTCCATCGGCTCCCAGTGTCTCTCGCCGCTGGCATCCACGACCAGTCTGTATTTTTTTCCGTCCGCGCCCCAGAGTATTTCGTCCTTTTGCTGTTTTTTGTCGTCTCCGCCGCCCTTCGCCTTCATGATCTCCAGCGCCTGCAGCAGAATTTTCGGAACCGGTACGCCCATTGTCGCGGCGTTCTCCAGGATGCTGAATCCTTCGCTGGCGATGAACCAAAGGCACGTGAATCCGGCCACCGCTTCAAATTCGACCCCGGCCTTCAGCGTCACGGCCTTGTCCAGCAGCGCCGCCAGTAAAACGACCAGGATGATCAGCATTTTCTTCAGCAGGCCCTTGAAGGCTGCGCTGGATGAAACCCCGCCGTTCTCCGTCTTCGCGCTCCTTCCCATCAGCCCGCAGATGATCCCGGTGATGTAGTCGATGGTCATGACCGCCAGCAGGATCCAGATGATCGGTGGCAGTCCGGTAAAAAATGCCGCGATCGCTCCTCCGATCCCGGCCAGCATCTCAGTGAACGTTTTCGCTTTTGTCTCCATGGTCTTCGTTCCTCTCTTTGTCTTTTTTCTGCCGCTCCATCCACCGCTGCCAGTTCGGGCAATGTACGCAGTCGCATCGCAGCTTCCGTCCGCTCGCGCCCCGGCATTCGCCCTCCGGCTCAAAAACCAGACAGATCTCCCATTCCATCTTCTATTCCTTCTTCATGGTCGCTCCGCTCCATTCTCTGCAGATTTTCTCCGCCGCTTCCTTTTCCAGTCCCGGAATCGTCACGGTATACCGTTCCTCCGCCGGTTCCGGTTTCTGTTCCGGCCCCGGCTGCGCCGCATCCAGCGCCGCCCAGGTGGCAGGCCCGCAGATCCCGTCGACCTTCAGCCCGTTGTTCGTCTGAAAAGCGACCACCGCGCTTTTCGTGTTCTTCCCGAAGATTCCGTCCGCGCCCGTGCTCCCGACCTGATAGCCCATGGCCATCAGCTCTTCCTGCATCATTTTCACGTAGGTTCCCTGGTCGCCCTGGCGGATCGTCGGCTTCTTCTCCGTCGGTGTCGGTTTCGGCTGCGGATCCGGAGCTTCGCCCTCGACGCAGGCTGGAAGTCCCCAGACCTCCCATTTCTTGTTCAGACTCTTGCTGTATTGTACTCCGTTGGAGCATTCGACCGTCTCCCCGTTGTAATACAGCCCTGTGTGCTCCAGCGTCTTCGTCCGCTTTCCGCTGCTGTCTTTCTTGTAATAGAACATGCAGACGATCACGCCCTGCGGGATCCCGTCCTTCACTTCGCCCTTTGCCTGCCAGTTGCTCTCCGTGTTCCATTGGGTCGTGCATCCGGCTCCCATCAGTCTCCATCCGTAGATCTGCAGCAGGATCCAGTAGGTGAATCCCCGGCAGTCGAATCCGCGCACCCGGCATCCTCCCGGGTACCACTGGCAGCCGCTGCAGCTGTCCTTCCGGTTCGTCTCCCGCAGCACCTGGCATTTCGTGATCAGTCCGGTGTATTTCGGGTAGCTTTTATAAACTCTTTCCCGGGTGGCTGCCGTGTCGTAATCTCCGCGCAGGCCGTAGATGTACGGCCATCCTTCGCAGGCCCGCGCCGCCTTCCAGGCCGCTTCGCTCAGCGGGATCCCGCTGGCCTTCATGTCCTGGATCAGCGCTGCCACGTCCTTCGCGCTGTTCATACGATTCTCACCTTCTTCCGTTTCTTCTCCGCTCGCTTTTCCTTCCAGATCACCACGCCCAGGCTGATCCCGATCGCCGCGATCAGCCCCAGATATGCTCCGCCGAATCCGCAGATGATCCATGCCGCCGTGCTCATCCTGTCCCCTCCCTGAAAAAAGATTTCCCCGTTTTTCCTACATCATCCGCCCTGGTGGAACCAAATACTTCGGCAAAACAGGGAAAAAGTAGGGGAGCCGGATCATTCTTCCGGCTCCCGTTTGTGACTTAAAGTGTTATTTAAATTATTGAGTATTTATAAATCCAGCAAGAATCGCTCCAATCAAAGCGTTCCCATAGTCATTGAAATGCAAATACCACCCTGTACTTGCTACGTTGTCAACATAATAATAATCACGATTGCATTCTGATATTCCACCATTTTTATACAAATCATAGCACGGTATATTATACAGTTCCGCAATTTCTCCCTTGATTTTTGCAATGTTATACGGGAAGACCTCGCCAGAGAGCCAAGCAATAGCAGGAATATCCATAAAAATTTTAACTTGTGGATAATTTCTCAGAATATATTCTACAGCACTTTGCCATGCTCCATATACGGTATCTACATTGAAAGTAGACCCTATTGGCTGTATTTCTCCTATTTCCACTTGGGATGATTTCACAAAGTCATTCACCCCGCCTTCAAGTAAAACAGCACTCGCTTGGGAAAAATCATATTCTCTTATTCTGTCGCAAATCTGTTTTGATGTATCTCCTGATACCCCTTGATTGATAAGAATTGCATTCGTGTACTCTGCTATCGTTTGCTGGTATCCTTTACATGTTTTTCCTGCCCATTCTGGTTTTGTGGATGAAGTATATTTTTCACCATCATACCATGTTCTTGAATCACCAAAGCAAACAATGTTTTTATTTGCCCATCTTGAAAACGCTCCACCGCCGATGACATCTTCAGCACGAACTTTAAGGCCGTCTATCATCTTAGCACCTTTTGGAACGTTGGTTAATTCATATCCTTTGCAAAATTGAAATGTTCCAATAGATGAAGCAAATATGTTTAATCTTATATACCTTGCGTTTTCATTAGAGATTTCAAACGTGTAAGCCTCGCTATCTGTCGAATGGCTATAAGCAACTCCGATTATTTCCTTATTAGCGTTATACACGCACCCCGGCGAGCTGAATGTGTAAGGAACCGTATAAGTTCCAGTCCCGGGAAGCTCTATATATCCTGTAATCGCATAATTAGCTGATTCGATAATAGTTCCGTTATCCAACAAGAGTTTCCCTACTTCTACTCCTTCTTGCGAATAAAGGTTTTCGTTCATAAACATTCCTGCGATTAGCTTTTGCCCGTTTTTATTTGCGATACATCGTTTTCCACGAACAAATACAAAGGTATCTCGCATATCGCTATCAATATTAAGTCTTACGTATTTTTCATCCTCAAAAAGCGTAAAAGTCTTAGGATTAGAGCTCGTTGACTGGCTGGAAATACCCCGAATGTAGTTTTTGTCTTTATCATAGGTACATCCCTGAGAAGAAAGTGTAAAAGAAACAGTGTATTCCCCGCCACTCGGGATTTCTATATAATCGGTTATAAAATAGCCAGATGCTTCTCTTATCTCTCCAGAATCAAGCAGTATCGAGTTTTCCGTAACGGGAGCAATTTTGTTGTATAAGTTGTAAGGTTCAATGATTTCTATTAGCCTATTTTTGTTTTGAATGACTTGATCATCACCAACCGATGTAAATGCTCCGTATTGTTCCTCTCCCGCTAAACAAACAATAAGACTTCTAAGATAGCTAACGTTGGCATTTATTCTAACATACCCAGCTTCACTTGGTGTGTATGACGAATAATTTGCTCCGTAGTTTTCAACAGATATTACTTTTTTCCAATTTTTATTAAGATCATAAAATCCGCCTGGAGATGATAATGGGGAAGTGCTCCAAACATATTTATGCCCAGATTCAACGAAAATATAATCTGTGAAAAATAACGTACTCGAATTGCCAGTTTCGCCATTGTCTTTTATATATTGACCTTCTGTGACTGTGGCGCGTTTAAATAGATTACCACGGTCAAATGATTTAATTGCTCCTAATTCGCTCTTTAAATCAGTAATCGCAGCTTCATTCTCGTTCAGCTCTTCCCCGATGGTCACCTGTGTAACATGGGCAGCGTTCCATGCACCGGCGGAGTGAGCCGCCGTAAAAACATACAGATTCCCCTGGTAGGTCACATGATCCCCGATAGCGTAGGCCGTGCCTGTACTGAATTCGTTTGCAACGTTCGGGTCATTAATGGTGAAGTCTTCGCCGTTTTGCGTGAAAACCGTAATTCCTTTTGTAGCCATTATTGCGTCCTCCTCCGCAGGCGAAGATTCCGCAAACGCTTTGTTTTCAACGGTTAGAAGGCTTGTACCCCCCCCCATGAAAATTAGCGCTGCCAGAAGCATCGCCGTCGTTTGTTTGATTGCTTTCTTCATCAAAAACGCCCCTTTCGTGTGAAATATTCGTAAATATCACACCGCTGGGGCTTTCGTTACTTGCTAACTTCCCGCGGATCCTCCGCGCTTGTCAGAACGTATTTATATCGTGTTCCGGAAATCAGAGCAGGCTCAAACGCCACAGTGTCCGCATAATCTGATTCTCTCTCTGCTTCATTCATTCCGGCGATGATCCTGTTGATTTCCTGCTCTGTCGGTGCTGCCATCCTTATTCCTCCTTAGCTCTTAGTCACCTTGATCTTGTACCGTGTTCCGGTGATCTTCTCGTTGGTCACGCTCAGACCGCTGATGGTCGCCGCAGCCGTCTCGGCCCTGCTGATCACGGCCATCAGCTCTGTCAGATCCGGCACTGTGCTTCCTGGATCAACGTATGCCCCAAGCTGGTCGTCCACGACCGTGCCGTCCACGATCCGCATCGTCCCCGTCACGCCGCCGCCCACCAGTTTAATCACCAGTGCGAACGCCCCATCGACTGCATAGCATGCCGCCGGAAGCTCGACCCATGCTTCTGCTCCGCTGAATGCTCCGCCGTTAATGACGACAGTGTCTCCTGTTCCATGCCGGATAAAGTAACCGATGCATATGGCTCCTCCTGCGTTTACCGCTTGACCGTTCCGGCACAGCCTAACCCCGAATCGGTTCGCCTTGATATCGCCTTTGACGATGGAGTGATTTAGAAAGCACCTGTGAACCGTTCCGCTTTCCAGATCAATGTCTATAATATCTTCCTGATATAAATCCATTGTTTTCTCCTTTCTTCGCTAAACACCTACTTATGCAAGAACCACAACCCCTGAAATGTCATAATATGCATCGTTTTCTACTGACTGTATGTATACTCTTCCGTTCGTCCCAACATGGCACGCAATTGTTCCAGACATTGATCCATGCGAAGTGCCCGATTTCACACATACCAATGACGTTATACATTTCGGTGTTCCTGCCGCTGAAGGCAGATCAAGCATGGAAGGTGTATTTGTTCCCGAATGTGTAGAATGTATTTTGACATTTATCACCGCGAGCTTTCCAACAACGGCAACGCCCCCGGATGCAACGGTGCATCTTGATGCCACAGGCGTCATTCCCTGAAATACGTTATTGCTTAAATTGCTGTTTAATTCCCGCCCCATGTTTGCGGAAAGCGGATCCGTCGTGCTGGTGCTTGTCAGGTTGTCGACCACGTTTGCCGCGGGCCGTGCTGCTTCCGGATCTGCGTATTGCGGGATGATGCTCTGAACGTCCGACAGGATTCCTCCGGCCACGTCGTCCTCCAGCTTGTCTATTCCGATGCTCTTTGCCTGCACGTTGTACCCAGTCACGTTCTTTCCGGCCCGGTTGTTCACGTTGGAGAGCTTCAGTGCCGTGACCTTTTTCCGGATCGGATCCCATTCCATTTCGGTCACGGTCAGCTGGATGGAAAGCCCGACCGTCTCTTCCTCGACGGTCACGGTGTCGTAAAGCAGCACCTTTTCCAGCTGCTTCAGCTCCTGGTATTCCGCCGTGTCGCCGATCATCTCAAAGTCGACGGTCACTTCCTGCGTGACCAGGTCGGCTTTGTCGATGGTGAATCGCTCCCGGGCCTTCGCCCGCATCTCCGTGTACAGATCCTCCGCTGTCCAGACGCTGTCGTCTCCCTTGCCGGTGTCTTTCCCGACCTGGCCTTTGATCGTCAGCAGCTCCATCCGGATCTTCGGGTAATTGTTGATCAGCGGGCTGTCGATCCAGACCTCCGGCAGGTACAGATCGGCGCCGCCTTCGTCCTTCGCCACCGGAACCACCCGTGTCACCAGCCCGTCCGTCTTCCGTGCCCAGTTGACTCCCAGCAGGTTCTTTCCGTATTTCAGTCGGAAGCCCCTGTCGGTCGCCGTCTTTTTCAGAATGAAGATGTCCCAGTTGTCCCGCTTGAATGCCGCATTGAATTTGCTGACCAGACCCTTGTCCGGATCCAGCAGGCAGTAAATCCCGTTTTTCCCTTTGATGGTCGCGCTGTAGGTTCCGTTGTCGTCGCTTGTCAGGTTGGTGGCGATCGTCCCTTCGTAGTCGACCATCAGTCCTTCCATGATCCGGCCCATGGCCATGGCGGGTGGCGCCTGGATGATCACTGCTTCCCGAACCATGATTCCGGCCAGGTCGTAGCTCACGTGCTGGGCCGTCACGCTGACTGTCCGGTTCTTCGTGTCCACCGTCGCGTTCGTGATCCGCAGCAACTGCTCCGTGATGATCCGCGGCTGTGTCTCGCTGGGTGTCAGGTGCCGGTCGTACCGCACGTCGCTGGCCTTGATGTATCCGACCACCCCGTAGTAGGTGCTCATCTTGTACCAGCTGCCTTCGTCCTCCAGCATGTATAGATCCGTCCCCGCGGACAGCGTCACGATGATCGGTGACCCGCTGGTTTTGTCCGGTATCTTTTTCCACCAGCTGCTGTTGTAAGGCGGAACCTGCGTTTGTCCGCTTGCCGGGTCGTAATATGTGCATTTGTAGTTTTTGTGGCTCCGTGTGCTGCATCGCACCTTGCTTCCGACCTGGTAGTTTCCTCCGGCTCTCCATTCCGGATATGTGATCGCCGTCGGCTCGCTCGGTCCTTCCCGCAGTGCTGCTTCTCCGGTCGTTTTGTAAACGTCCGCGTCGTATCCGCTGAAGGCGTTCTCGATCTCTTCCTCCGGCACCGGAATCCGGATGATCGCCCCCGGCAGCAGGTGCTTCCATTTTCCCTCCGGGTCGATCGGATGCGTCATGGTCAGGTCGTAGTTCCCTCCGGCGACCATCTTTGCCTTCGATTCCGTCGGGATCAGGATGGCGTTTCCGTTTCCTTCGAAGTTGGTGTTTCCCGCATCAAAAACGCAGATCATAAAAATCTTTCCCTCCGCCGCACGGTCATCGTGCTCCATCCGCTGCCCGTGGCCGTGTTGTTTCCGACTTCAAGCACCGGGAAATCTCCGACGCTGTTCGCCGTCAGATCCGTCTGCCTGTCCGCCGTCAGCACCATTCCCACGTCGCTGCGGATCAGGTACGCCGCTCCCGCGGTCAGTCCGGTGATGGCCAGCGATTTTCCGCCCGCGCTGATCAGCGCCGATGTCCCGGTTGCGTAAAAAGACCAGTCCGGCTTTTCTTCCACGTCGCCGCTGTTCCGCAGTGTCCCGCCGGGCACGATGTCGTTGGTCTTTGCCTGGATCAGCTCCTTCAGCGGCTGGCAGTAAAATTGCACTTCTCCTTCCCATTTGTCCAGGTTTCGGCTGTGCCGGTTCAGCGTCACGGCCCCGATGATCCGGGCCGCCTGCTTCCGGTCAGGCTCTCCGCTGAAGGTAACGTATCCGGCCCCCCGCAGCCATTTGTAAACCTCCCGGACGCGGAATCCTCCGCGGACGCTGATGCTCGCCGTCTGGATGTAGCTGTTGAAGATGTTCTCGCCTTCTATCTCCGTCAGGTCGCCGCTGGCGCCCGGGATCTCGACGTGCTTCACCCGTTCCTCCGGGCGGACGATCGGAACCGGCCCGCGCAGGTTCACGCCCATGCTTCGGCAGTCCCTCCCGTTCCAGATAAAAAAACTTTGTGCCATTTTCTCAGCTCCCGTATCCGCTCATAATCCGCTGGTTCTCCGCGGCGACCCGGGCCGCCAGCGCGTCCGCGTCCTGTCCGTTGTTCATGTACATCGATTCCACGTAGAGGTTGCTGCTGAAGTTCCGGCTTCCGCCTGCTTCCCGCGCCGGTACCACCCGTTCTCCCTTGTGCAGCAGCGCCGCGTATCCGTCGAATGGAACCGACCATAGTCCGTTCGCATGTGGAGCGAATTCAGGTTCTTCCGTTTGTACTGTGCTCGGCATTCCGACGATTCCTGTGATCACGATCTTCGCCGGGATCTCCGCTCCCAGTCCGCTCAGCTCCGTCTGCAGCTTTCCGGCTGCTCCTTCTTCCAGCTCTGGGATCACCTTGAAGACTTCCGGCTCTTCGATCAGCTTCTGGTCTTCGTTTCTTGGCATCGGTGCAAAAGTCGCATGATCGTTCAGATATTCCTGTTCCTTCTGCTTCCGGATCTCGTCCTCCGTCGGCATCGGATGCTCCAGGATCCATCTTTGCTGTTCGGCCTTTGACATCTCACTCCATGCCTTTTGCGCCGCGGCTATTTCTTCTTCTGTCACTTTTTCACTCTGATGTTTTTCTCTGTAGTATGCGTCTTCTTCCTGACGCTGTTGCCATTCCTGATGGCGCTTTACGCTATCCTGATCCAGCCAGTTGAAGTTTTCACCGCTGTCCCATTTTTCCTGTTCTTCCTTGTTTCTCTCGATGGCTTCATTTACGTCCTGCCAGAATCCGCTCAGCAGGTTGTCCAGGCTGATGCTTCCGCCGTATTCAGAATTGATGTTTCTCCCTGCCTGCGTGTTATGTGTGAACCAATCCATCACAAAGGATGAATTCCACATGGCTTGTATTTTTGCCGGTGCTTCTGCCATGAAGCTCTTCACTGAATTGCTGATTCCAGTCAGCCATCCGCCACCGGCTCCGGCTGCTGCTCCTGCTCCGGCGGCTGCCAGCGTTTTCAGTCCGTCGATCATTTTAATGATGGTCAGCACATTTTCCATGCCTTTCATCGCAAGGAAAGCGGCACCGATTCCTTCAATTCCGGCTTTTACGCCGCCCCAGTTGTCGCTAATCCACTTGATTCCATCGACGATTTTCCCGAAAACATCCGCGAATCCTTCAGCGACCTTTTCCGGATCGATCTGGCCCAGGTCGCTGAAAATTCCCTCGACGGCCTTGCCCATGTCTTCCAGGGCCTTCTTTCCTTCCTCCGTCTTCAGGTATTCCATCAGCCGCCCCAGCAGGCTGTCGAGCACCTCCGCCGCGCTCTGCAGCGCCGGTGCCAGCCCGGCCAGCACCTCCGTCTTCAGGGTCTCGAAGTCTCCCTGCAGCTTGACCAGCGTATCGTTCAGCCCGGCCAGCTTGTTCACGGATTCCTCCGTCACGACGTTCTGCCTTTCCAGAGCTTCTGCAAATCCTTCTTTCCCCATGGCAAATATAGGATTCAGGTTTGCGAAGCTCTTCCCGAACAGCGCGTTTGCGTAGGTGTCCGCCAGATCCTGCGTCATTTCGCCGCTTTCGACCTTCTTTCGCAGCGTCTCGCCGATGTCCCAGAAAACTTCTTCGTAGGCCCTGGCCGCGCCCTGCACGGCTCCGTATTTTCCCTGATGGATGTCATGTGTGCTGATCCCCAGCAGATTCAGGATGTCTGTCTGATCCTTCGTCGGGTCGTTGATGGCCTTCTGCACCTTCATCTTGGCATTCTGCCATTCCTGAACGGTCAGCTCAGCTTCGGTGTCGAATACCTTTTTGTATCTCTGGTATGTTTCCAGATCCATGTTCAGGATCATGGCCTGCGTCGCGGTGTCGTCTGCCCACCTGGCGCTGTCGGTGATGTTCTCCCAGATGGCTTTTCCCAGCTCGACGGCCTTTGCCGCTGCCTTCTCCATTCCGTCCGTGATCGTGCTGATCCCGCTGATCACCTGCTCCAGGCTGACCTTTTTGTTCAGCCCGCCCAGGCTGTCCGCCAGCTGATCCGTCTTTCCGGCAGCGTCCGCGCTTTCCGTGCCCAGGTTGTTGATGTCGTTCTGCGTGTCCAGCACGGCGGCCTGCGCCTGCAGCAGGCTGCTCTGCATCTTCTGGTATGCGGTGCTTGCGGGATTCACGCCGCTTTCCGTCATGCTCTTCAGCGCCGCTTCCATGCTCTTGACCGCGCTCTGCTGTGATGCCAGCTTTCCCTGCAGGGCAGCTGTCTTGTCCTGCATGAATTGCTGCGCGTTTCCTGTTGCCCGGAATTGCTTCTCCGCCAGCTTCAGGGCGCTGTCGTATGTTTTGACGCTGGCCTGCGCCTGGGTGATCTCGCTTCGGAATTGACTGATTCCGCTGACCCCCATTTTGACGCTAAAGTCTGCCATCTGTTATTCCTCCCGCTTGATCCCGTGCATTTCGTCGTCGTACTGTCTCCGCCAGATATATTGATCGATGATCATCCCCGGCGGCATCTCCCGCATCTCTGTGAATGTCAATCCGGCGATCAGGCCCCAGTGAATCACCCGCCGGTATGTAAATTCACGGGATCTTTTTTTGCTTCGATTTCCTCCAGCACCAGATCCCGTTCCTTGTTTTCGTTCTCTTCCTGCACCGCCTGGCTTTCTCCTTCCTTCGTCAGGCAGGCAATCACGCCGATCTGGTAGGCCATCAGCGCATGCGGCTCCATGTTTTCCCGCAGCCATTCGTCCGTCAGATCGTCCTTTTCTCCCGCGGCCTTCAGCCCCGCGTTCCCCAGGATCCGGATCACGGCCACCAGGTTCCGCAGCCGTTTCCGTCCCTTCATGATCAGTTCCTTGACCTCGCCCAGGTTCCCGACCTCTTCCTCGATCTCGATGAATTGATCCATCCGGAACCGCAGCGGGATCTTCCTCTCTCCGATGTTTAGCGTGATATTGTCCATTCTTTCCACTCCTCCGCCGTTTTATTTCTCCAAAACCACGGAAAAGGGCACCCGCAGCGGGTGCCCATTCCGATCATGTTTATGTGGGCCGCGTCGCGCCGAATTTGCCGTAGATCCAGTCCAGGGCGGCGTCTTCTGTGTCAAACTCCATCCACTTGAAGTATTTCGCTTCTCCGCTGGAGTCGATGTATACGCCGATGCCGCTGGCGTTGATCGTCGGATGGTTCCAGGTGATCTGCCGCTGCTTCGTGCTCGCGTTCTCTCCGCCGGAGCTGCACTGCAGGGCATGGTAGAAGAACGCTTCGTACTTCCTCACGCCCTTGAAGAGCTTCACGCGGATGTAGCCCAGCCCGCCCTCCGGCGGTGCCGCGTCCGTCACGTCGTATTCTGTGACGGCGCTTCCGGTTCCGGTTACCGGCTTCCATCCCAGGCAGGCCGCCCGGCCTTCCTTGCTGATGTCGTTCGTCTCCATCGCGATGGAGTAGCCGTTGACCCCTTTGTCGTTGTCGACGATCACGTCGTCCCCGTAGTCCGGGTTGTCCGCCGTGTCAAAGCTCAGGTTTGCGCTCACCGCAGGCCCCAGCACCAGCGGTGTGCCGTAGGTGATTGGGCTTCCGTCTTCCCGGCTCGTGATCGGCGCGAAGATCGGCTTCCGCATTCCGATGTATGCCATGTTTGTTCCTCCTCTGTTATTCTCCGATTATATCCTTCAGCATCTGCTCCGCTTTGTTGACGATGGCGGCTTTGGCTGCGCCCTTCGCGGCATTTCCCGCTCTCCTGAAGACCGGCTGTTTCGTCATGAAGCTGGTTCCGCTGTTGATGCTCCGCGCGATCTCCTGCACGGCGGTCTTCCTTTTCCCCAGCTGCACGTATCCCGCGTCCCGGGTCAGGCCCACCATGGTGTCCACCTCGCTGCCGTTTTTGTTGAATTTCGCGATGCCGGTCTTTCCGACCAGTGCGGCCTTCTCTTCCGGCGATGGGAGCCGGTGCTGTTTCTTGTGTGTAAATGGTTCCGTCTGGATGCTTCCGACAGCGCCCTTGAAAGCGTCGGCGACGACTCCGGCCCCTTCAAACAGGGAACCGACGGCTACGTCCTGCGCCTTCGCGCCCAGCCGCCCCAGTATTTCGCTGACCTCCGTCAGGCCCTCCGTGTGCATGTCCCAGGCCATCCCGGTCACCTCGCTTCGATCTGAAAGACGAATTCCCGGTGAATCAGTCCGGTCTGCCTTTCGTACTGGATGCTGTTCAGCTCCCAGGCGCTCTCGCAGACGCTTTCCAGCGCACTCTCTACCGCGGCCACGATCAGCGGCTCCTCTCCGTGGGTGTAAAGGTCGACGCTGCCTTCCCAGGCTCTGTCCTGCTTCCCGTCGTCGCCGTTGTCGTCCTCCGCTTCAAAGTCCAGCTGCACCGTTCCGAAGTTTCCGTCCGGTCGGGTCTTCCATTCGTATTCCGCGAATTGAACCCCGTCGATCGCCTTCAGCTGCCGCACCAGTTCGTCGTAAATCATCCGCCTTCACCTCCGCCAGTCTCCGGGTTCTCTGGTTCCGGATCTTCAGGTCCGGGAGTTTCGGTCCCGGTTTCCGCCGGCGCCGCGTTGCCGCGGACCCGCTCCAGCGTCAGCTCCGCGCCGAAGATCTTTTCATCCGTGTAGTCCCGCAGGATCGCGTATCGCTCTCCTTTGTATTCGCAGATGGTTTCTCCCCGGTATTCGAATTCCTGCGGCAGCTTCAGCCGGATGGTCGGCGCGTGTCCGCTGGCCCGTGCCTGGTAAACCTCGGAGCAGGCCAGGCTCTTTTCCTCGCAGTAGGTTTTCCTGCGTTCCTCGGTCACCTCATCCAGCACCCCCCTGGCTTCCGGCTTCTCGGTGATCAGGTAAACGATGCCCACCTTTTTCACGGTTCATCCTCCGTTCCGTCCGTCGGTTCCTCCGGGAATCCGTCGCCCGGATCCATCGGTTCCTCCGTCCCGTCTGTTGTCCCCGTGTCCGCCGTCACGGCTTCGTCCTCCATGAAATCGGTGTATCCGGTCGCGTTCGCCAGCTGCCGCCGTTGCAGGTCGTAGCTCGCGTCGAGCTTGACTCGCTCCTCCGCGCTGGCGTAATCGCCCCGGGCGCATGCGTAGGTAATCAGTGCCGTGATCACCAGATCGTCCACGATGCTGCTGCTGTCCTTCGCGGTGATTTTGCCCGTCTCCGGATCCTCTGTGATCTGGATGTCGATGTCGCCCTGGATCTTCACCCCGGCGATCTCCAGATCCCGTTTTCCGGCTCTCAGCAGCCGCCGGATGTCCGGCGCGTATTCCATGTCGGTGACCCGCATGGCCAGCATGGCTTCCTTCAGCATGGTTTCTCCTCATTTCTGCAAACTAAAGCCCGGAGAGGGGAGTGGCTTCCTCTCCGGGCGGCGGCGGTTTATCACAAACGTCTGTTAAGACGCAGTGACCGTGATTGCGTAGGTCGTAGTGACCTCTCCTTCGTAGCCGTTCTCAACCTTAACGGTCAGGGCGTTCTCGCCTTCCGTCCAGGTGATCTCGTATTTGCCGTCGTCTCCGGCGCTGATGGCGGTGTCGCCCAGCTTCACGGTGATGGTGGCATTCGGATCCGTGGCGGTGACGGACAGTTTGTCCTTTGCGTTGGTGGTCGCGGCTTCGTAGCTTGTGGTATCGCTGTCGAATGCCGGATCCAGTTCCAGCTCACCCAGCGTCATGGCGCTCAGGCTGCTCGGATAAAGGTCTTCCAGGATTTCAGCGATGATGTTTGCCTTTGTGGTCTGATGCAAGGTCAGCCCATATTCGGCGGCGATTTCCTTGAGCTGGGCCAGCGTCAAGGCGGTGAGTTCAGCCTCGGACAGGATGTCGTCGTCCGGGTTGTTGTCAGCCGCGCCGCCGATTACTGAAAAGTTACTTTCACGAAGCTGAACGGATTTTCAAGGCCCGCATCAAACAGGGAATAACCCGCGATGATGTCTTCGAAGGTCTTGGGATCCATTGCCCGGTTGATGAACAGGGCTTCGAAGTCGTTCGCCAGCAGCTTTCCGGGAATGCCTGCGTACATGACCTTGTTGGCCAGATTGTCGTCCAGCTTCACGGTCATGCCGTAGATCACGCCCTGGGTGACCGGGTCGGCCTGCGGGCTGGGGATGAACGCCTTGTTTCCGGCTCCATCGTTGATGCCCGCGAGGATGTTCCAGATGGTGTATGCGTTCGCGTACGCGACCTTGCGGCCCTGGCCCTTGATCTTCGCCAGGTATGCGCGGATGTTCGCGTCGGTGGCTTCCACGCCGGTTCCGATGTTGCCGCTGTTGATGCCGTAGGTGCTATCGTTCAGCTGCGCCAGGATCCTGGTTTCCTTCGCCACGCCGATGCGTTCCGCGATGTGCTTGACAACCCAGTCCTCAAACGCGCCGATGCTCTGCCACTTCATCTTGCGGCTGATCACCAGGTGCTTCTTGATTTCCACGCCAGAGAGCGGCAGGTAATCGAAGGTGTCCTGCTCGTCCGCGTTGGCCACGCCTTCATTGGTCGCGGCGGCATCGCCCGCGTCGATGCTCTTGTGGCGCGGAATCTGGAAGCCGCTTGTCATGGCGCTCTTCTCCGCGTCGTTGTACATCGGGTAGTCGCTCTCGACCAGCTCGACGATCCGGTTCATGATTTCCGTCGGCACCACGGCGGGCGTGTTCGCGGTGGTGAAGGTGAAGGCGCGGTTCTCCGCTTCCGTCAGATCACCGAACAGCGACACACCGTTCCGCACGGCCAGCTTTTTCAGCCAGGCTCTCCGGTATTCCGGGCTGTCCGCGTTCAGTTCCCGCTGCTCCTGCTGCTGCGGCGCGGATCCCAGCAGGTTGGTGCCCACTGCGCCGCTGGCCACGGCATCCCGGCGCAGCGCATCCCGCGCGGCCTGCGCCCGGCGCTCCGCCAGCTCTTCATCGATGGCGGTGCGTTCCTCCGCCAGCTGCTCCAGCTCCTCGGTGCTCCGGTTTTCCGGATTCTCGCCGATGGCCTTCAGCTCGCTCTGGCGGGCCTGCAGCTCCGCCACGGTCATTTTCTTCAGCTTTTCCTTCATGGTTTTGATCCTCCTCATTTTTTCAGGGTTGCGATCGCCGCATTTCTGCGCTCGCTGTTCTTCCTGGCGTTCCTGACTTGCTGCAGCTCGGTTTTCAGTGCGCTCTCCAGCGGATCCTCATCGCTCTCCAGCGTAGGATCTTTTCCCGCGGCCTGCAGTTTCGTCTGATCGTATGCAGGGAAGGCGACGGCGGATACTTCAAACACCTTTGCGATGTGCATGATCCGGCGCAGCGGGTTGTCGCTGTCTTCGTCCTCCCACATACTTTTATCCACCGTGAACATGAACGACATTCCGGTGATGTCGCCGCGTTTCACGGCTGAATACAGTTTTTTCGCGTCCAGGTTGTTTTCCGTGTCCAGATCGACCCGGATCTCCAGCCCGTTCTCGACGCGCTTCAGCTGCATGGTGCTGTTCTCGTTGTTGTTCCGGCTCCTGGCCAGCGGCACCATGCTGGTATTGTGCCCGATCAGAAACGGCACGTCCGTCAGGTCTGTTTCTCCGTCCACGGCTCCGGCATCGATCACCTCGCGCCGCCAGCCGTACTGGATCACCTGCCCATAGACGATCGGAAGCCCGATCAGGTGCGTCCCGTGCTGCTCGTTTTCCGCCGCCCGTATTTCAAAGCGGATCTGGCGGATTTCCCGGTTATTCTTTGGCATTCTTCTCATCCTCCTGCTTTTTGCCTGGGACATTATTGTCCTTTGCATCCGGCCTGCCTTCGTCGACCATGTAGTATTCGCCCCGGATCGGAGCATGCTGTCCAGCTCCGTCCGGCAGGGGAGCATAATTGAACAGGTCGCGGATCTCATCGATCAACAGCGCCCCGCGGTCGCCCAGCTGCTGGGACATGCTCACCTTGTCCGCGACGCTCATGTACTGCAGCCGGTTCGCCGTCAGCAGCGCCCGGTTCCCGGATGCCTGCTCCCGGTCGCTGTAGATCATGCCGCTCAGGCCGTCGCTCATCTTGATGGCGAATGGTTCAATCTCGCCGTCGTAGAAGGTGCTTAGCTCCTCCGGCTTCGCCGTGTTCATGATCACCGCTTCGCTGACTCCGAAGTAGCGGAAGACGTTCTTTTCGATCAGCTCCTGCTGATCCTTGTCGACCAGGTTCTTCGCCGCTTCCAGCTGCTTCACGTTCGTCACGTTGTTGTTGAAAAGCAGCAGCCCTCCGCCGCCTTCCTGAAAGTTCAGCTTGTCAAATCGCTTCCGTTCCTTCGCCAGGTCTTCGTCGAACATGTAGTTTGTCACCTGGGCCATGAACCGGTATGTCGCCGCGTTCTTTACGCCCTCCGTGATCGCCTGTTCGAAGGTGTTGATCATCTCCATGGTCGTGCCCATCGGCGCGTTTCCGTCTCCGAAGAAGTCGTTCTTCAGCTGGTGCTTCCGGATGATGCAGCACCGATCCAGCTCCATGGCCTGTCTTTTTCCTCCGGCAATCTGAAAGACCAGGTACACCGTTCCGGCTCTCTCCCGGATCTCGCAGCCGCTGGGATACACCGGCCAGAAGCCCTTCTGCTGTCCGTATTCGTCCAGCACCGGCACGATGATCAGGTTCGTTTCGACCTCGTAGATGGCGTTGCATCGCTCCAGGAAGTCCGGCCAGGTGGAGAATGGGTTCGGGCGGATCTTTACCGCGTTGTAAAGCTCCCGCTTTGCCGCGCCGCGCATGTCAAACCGCAGCTTCATGATGTGCCGTCCCTTCGCGTAGATGGCTTCCCGCACCAGGGCGCTTTCGTAAAGCTGCCCGCTCCAGCTGGTGAACACCGGCGCGTAGGCCGTGAACGTCTCCATCGTCGTCAGCGGCTGTCCGTTCGTCGGCTGCGGCTTCCGCTTCCCGAAGATCTTCTCAATCAGTCCCATGGCTTATCCTCTCTCGTTGCGGAGCAGGTGCTCCATCTCGCTGTAATAGTTCCGGCGCATGGTCATGCCGTCCAGCAGCGCGGCCATGCCGTCGATGTGCGCTGTGCTGCTGACCTTGATCAATCTTCGCCGGTTCGTTTCGTCGAATTTCAGGGCGCTGTCCATCATATGGATTTTCATCAGGTTGTTGTCCTCCGCGCTCTTCAGCCGCCCGTCCTTGATCATGCCCTCGGTGTCGATGATCACGCCTGTCAGGTTGCTGCCCTGGCTGACGCTCTCCATGTGGAATCCCTGGCCCTCCAGATCCTGCACCAGGTAGGCCGCGCTGTATCGGTCGTATCCGTTCTTCTGCGGCAGAATCTCATATTTCCGCACCAGCTGCTGGTAGATGGCTTCCACGTCGTGATAATCCACCACGTTTTCCCCGCTCAGAATCAGGTATCCCTGCTCGACGTATTTCCGGTACGGGATCCCGTCCCGGGCCGTCGCTTCCTCCAGCTTCTCCCGCGGCATGAAAAACCGCGCGAAGAACCAGACCGTGTCCTGCTTCTGGATCAGCACGACCATCGCCGTCAGGTCGACGGCCATCGAAAGGTCGATACCCGTCAGCGCGTAGGTGTGCCGGAAGTCCTCCAGCGTCTTCCCGGTGTCGCTGAAGCACCGGTTCACATCCTCCGCCCGCAGCCAGGCTGCGCTGCTGTTCTGCTTCATGCAGGCGACCTTCGTCTTGAATTCCGCCGCCTGGCTCATGCTTTGCTCCGCCGCGGCGATGTCCTCCAGGATGTTGTCGACCGTCAGGCTCACGCCCATGTTCGGGTTGCTCTTCCGTAGCTCGTTGATGTCGTTCCATTTGTCCTGATCGTCGACCATATACAAAAACGGAGCCAGCCGCGTTTCTCGGC